GAACGAGTCGCCCACAGCCAGAGTGGTTGCAGCGTTCAGATCGGCCACAGAAGGCAACTGGACGTTGCGGCCGGCGGTCGGCGTGGCCGTCACGATGCCCGAGAGCAGCGCGGCGGCGGTTGCCACCATCGAACCACCGTCGGCAATGTTTACCGGAGCGCCTTGGCGCTGCCAGTTGCCATCGTTGCCGACCACCGGGTCAGTTCCGACCTCGTAGAACACCGGGAGGCCATTGGCGCTCACAACGATGGTGGCGCCGCTAGCAAATGCTGCGGATGTGTAGGTGGTGTTGATGACCGTCTGCAGCGGGTCGAACTGCGTCGGGAAGTTGGGGAAGCCGACCTGCTGAGAGACCTGGGCTTCGCCCTGGGTCTGCACAGTGATCTTCTGACCTGCGGTCAGCGTAACGGTTGCGGTGCCTTGCGCCGGGATGGTGAGATAGGTCACGGAAATACTCCTTCAGATGTTCGTTGCGAATCGGGCCGGTGTTACCCAGCCCGGTGCGTCATCAGGGGGTCTGCCCGAAGAGCAGGATGCCGCTCATCTCGGGTTGCTTGTTGACCACGCCGAACAGGCAGTCGAGGCGGTACTTGGTCTTCATGGTGTTGACGTCGTACTGCTTCTGCATCACCAGTTCGATGCCCTGGTCGGTGGAGGCACGCATCACTGCGGCACCAGCGTCAGCAGGCACTGCGTAGCGGCCCGGCAGGAGCTCCAGCGCGTCCTTCTGCCAGAAGCAGTTGATCGGAGCGGCATCCACGTTCAGACGGTCCACCGTGGCGGATGCGGCTGGCGTGACGATGACGTTCTGATACTGCAGCTCGGCGTCCGTGCCACCCTGAGCCGAGATGATCGGAGGGGTGATGACGCAGGTCGTGCCGGACAGAACTTGCACGACGCGGAACGTCTTCAGCTCGCCGGTGGACTGCTTGGTGATGTGATGCACAGCCACCACGCCGTCGATGGTGATCGCGTCGCCAGACAACAGGTTGGCAGTCGAGTTCACCGTCACGGTCTGGAAGCGGTTGTCCACGTTGGCAGACTCGCCAGTGGCGGCCACACTGGTGGCCACAGGCACCCAGTAGTTGCCGGCTGCGAGTTGGGTGTCCATCGTGGGATCAGCACCACCGGCTGCGCGGATGCGGTTGGCATAGTCGAACTTGTAGGTCTGGAAACCAGCCACAGTGCCGACGAAGCCGCGACGATATGCCTCGTCGCTGATCTGGTTGCCGAACGAGCGCGTCGCCACAGCCAGATTGCCAGCCATGCCGTTGTAGTCGCGGCTCGACAGCGCCAGGTAGCGGTCGAACATCTGCACGCCCTGCTCGTTCATGATCGTGTCGCACGCGGCCACGTCGTCGTAGCTGCCGGCCGAGGCCGTGGTGCGGACCACCAGCGAACCCAGGTTCGCGGCGACGTTCATGATGGCGAGGTTGACGTCAGAGGCCAGCTTCTGCTTGGCGGCGTCGCCTAGGCGGCCTTCCTGCAGAGCATCGCGCAACTCCAGCGCGTCCATGATCCACGGCACCGACTTCTGGAAGCCCAGGGTCGAGGGGACAGACAACTGCGTGAACTCGGTGAAGTTCAGCGTCTGATCCATGCCGTTGTAGGACTGCGCGATGTAGGGCTGCGGGCGCCAGATCACGTTGTTGGTGCGCTCCATCATCGTGCCGTCGGTGCGGTACACGGAGACGTTGCGAGACAACACCAGCGCGTCGTTGAAGCCTTCGAGGATGTCCTCGAACGCTACGCGCTCTTCCTTGGAAAAATTGTTGGCCATTTGTGGCTCCTGAAAATTGATGAGTGACTTGGTGCGGCCTGCGCCGCGCTTTGCTACTCACCCCGTTAGAGCCGGGCGGCCGCTCTTGTTTGATTCACTGCCCGTGAGGTGGGCGAATCCAGATGGGCGGAATGTAGCACATCGACCGGCGGGCGCAATACCCGCCGGCCAACGATCATCGCGCCGTGGCCTGCTTGGCCCGCTGCTGGCGGCGGTAGGCGATGACCTTGGTCATGTCGCCCGTGCGCTCGGCGTCAACGCGCAGGCGCTCCAGCACGCTGTCGGTGGTGCCGGAGATCGGCGCGTTGCCAGCGGGCGCGGAGCGCTCGGGAGGCGGGGGCTTGCGGGTGGCGGTGACTTTCAACTGCGACTCCAGTTTGGCAATGGCGAAGGCAAACTTCACCGGGTCAGAGATCGAGGCCAGTTCCTTGGCCTTCTTGGGGTTCTTGCCAAGCGCGTAGACCACCAGCGCGGGGTTCTCGGCGCCTTGTAACACGATGCCCTGCTGGGTGACGTTGAGGGTTTCCTGCACCGTAGCCTCGGCGTCCTCGTAGTCGCGCACCTTCAGTTCGGTCTTGGCCTTGGCGTAGCCGTCGAGCTTCGACTGCCAGGTGCGCTGCTGCTCCTCGGCCTGCTGCTGTTGTTGGCGCTTGGCGGACTCCACGGCGTCTTTCTGCTTGTACCAGGACTCCAACGCCGTCTCGTAGCGGTCGGTATCGTAGTCGTGGTCTTCAAGCTTCGGCTTGGCGCTGAGCGTCGGGATGGCGGCCTGGGCCGGCGCTGTCTGCTCGCGGGCCTCGTACTCGCGCACCTTGCGCTGCAACTCGCGGTGCGAGCGGCGCAGGTCGCGCACCCACTCCGGTGCCCGTTCGGCCTCGGGTTCAGGTTCAGTCAGCGTCTGGCCGCCGAGGGTGATCTTGAGTTCCTGCTCGCCTTCGGCATCCGATGCCGGGTCTGATTCCTCTGGCTCTGCGGCCTGTGCGTCCTGGGCCTCCAGTTCGTCGAGTGCAGGGGTCTCGCTGGAGCCGTCGGGTTGTGTGACTTCAATCTCTGGAGGCATGGTCTTCCTTCATCTCACGCATTGGCGGCTGCGCGGGTGCCGTTGCCGGGTCAGCCCCAGCTATTCGATGGCGATGCCCAGCGCTCCGAGCGTCAGCCTTGAATCGGCGCCATGCCGCGCTCAACCTGCATAGCCATTTCAGCCATCTTCAGCCGACGCATGTCGTTCTCCAGGCGCAGGGCTTCGAGTTCTAGTAGGCGCTTCTCGTCCATCTCCATGGGGGCCACAGCCATGCCCGGGCTCGTTGCCGCAGCCACGGCCTCGCCAGCGGCCTCGCCGCCGACCTTCGCCAGCGTCTCGACGGTCTTGGCCTGGTTGAGTTCTGCCTGGGCAACCGTGTTCAGCACATCGGCGCGAGCCTTGGCGGCCTTGGCCTGGGCTTCCTCGGCAGCGGCCTGGAGGAATACCGCGTTCGGGTCTTGCGGCTGGCCTTGCAGCTCGACCATCATCTCCTGCGCTTCCTCGTCGGTCGGCTTGACCACGCCCATCTTCACCAGGCGCTTGCGGAAGTAGTCCCTCACATCGCCGATGCCCTCGCCTTCCATGTTCATCATGGCCATGGCCTGCAGAACCTGCTGCGTCTCTGGATCTTGCGTGATCTGCATCATGCCCGTGAGCGCACGCACCGTGGCAGCACGCTTGCTGCTGCTGCTGGGTCCGACTTCGACGTTGACGTCCAGCTTTGCGGCGCTCAGGTCGTTGGACAGCGCCATCTCGCCGGCATCGGTAACCATGGGCTGCATCAGGGTGATCTGCATCGGGTCACCATCAGGGCCGATGCCCTTCATCTTGCGGCCTTCCTCGACGTACACCTCGCGTGCCATCGACAGCCACACTTCTCCGCAGCGCTTCATGGCCTTGGAAAAGTTGCTCATGTAGATGAACGTCTGCATGTCCATCCGCTGCTGGATCATCTCGACGGCCTTGCCGGAGATGTTTGAGACCATCTTGTCGGTCTGCTGCGACGCGCCGAGGATCTCCTGCATGTCGGACTCGGTGATCTGCAGCAGTGCGGCCATCGCAGGCGGGATCTGCGGGCTCTTGGTGTAGGCCACCGGCCCGGCCACCTGCTGGCTACCGTCAGGCCCCGTGATCGGGTTCACCAGCAGATACGGGTAGTTCCGCAGGTTGTCGTCGGACCACATGACCTGATGCCCTGCAACCTGCTCGGGCACCAGGATCGGCTTCTCGACGCTGGACAGAGCGCTGATCTCGGCGAGCTTTGAGAGCTGCATGTTCTTCAGGCGCTGGCTGTCCTTGGCCAGGCGCACGTGGCCCATGCAGCGCTCCACGTTGTCCACAAACCAGCGCTTGCCGTAGTTCGGGATCACCGGGATGCACTCGCCGGCGATATAGCCATTGTCCTCAAGCACCTTGCCGCCGCTCATGAGGTACTTGCGCACGCGCTTGCGCTTGATCTTGCGCTGGCGTACCTCGACGCTGCCGATGGCGGCCAGGGTGTCCTCGAGCGTCTCGTCGGCGTCGAACTCGCTCTGACGGTATTTCTCCTCGGTGCCGTCAATGGCGCGGAACACGCGGATGGTCTCGCTGACGTCCTCGACCTTGTAGTACTCGGCTAAGAACACGACGTCGGGCGTCTGCCAGTCGAACTCGTACTGATGGACGATCTTGGGCCAATCCGTCGGGTCGTCGCTGAACTCCGCGATGTAGCTCGGCCGCGTCATGCTGTAGACCACGAACGCATAGCGGGCATCTGACTTGTCCTGGCGCTTGGCGTTCAGGTCAAAGTACACGCTGGAGTCGGCGTCGAAGATCGGCTCAATGCGGATGCGCTGGCGCTCGTTGTCCGGGTCGCCCTCGTCCTCGTAGGCCGTGCGCAGGCGCCATGCCCCAATGCCGCCGCCCACAGCCTCCTCGAATGCGTTGTCGTAGGCCTCATCGGCCACGCTGTCCTGTTCGTCTGCGCGGTACAGCGCGTCGCATGTCTCGGCCAGTTTGTCGGCCTCTGGGCCGCCGCCGTCCTTCGGTGTGAAGTCCACCGTCACGCGGTTGGCGCGGTACTCGTTGATGATGCGGATGACGCTCAGGTGAACCTTGTTCACCTCCATGCGCGGCTTGTTCTCGTAGATGTCGCGCAGCGGGCCTTCCCACTGGCTTCCGGCCAGGGAGTAGAAGCGGCGGTCTTGCAGGCACTGCAGGCGCTCGTCGCGCAGTGCAGTCTGGATGTCGTTGAACTGCCGCAGCGCTTCCTGATGCAGGTTTGTGAGCCTCTGCTCGGTGGACATGCGCGCCATGGTGGCTCCGGTTGATTTCCTGCTGGGATTATGCTACCAGCGGGATGCTGAGGGCAATGGCACCACAGTCCGTGCCTTGGATGCCGGCGCCGTGATCGCCGGGAACAGCGCGGCCAGGCCCCAGATCAGCGCGTCGGCCCGGTTCGGCGAGTCACGGCCGGTGTAGCCGATGGTGCTGAATGCCGTCAGTTCCTCCTCCAGGTCCGCGAACAGGCCGACGTGGCGGACCTTGCCCTGCTCGTAGAGCGCCGAGAACGGCTCCGCTCGCACGGCCTTGCCCCGGCT